CGGCACTTCCTTGTTATTTATAAACAAGAATTTCCCGGGACTTCTTTCATAGTCCCTGGCACTTTCCTTAGGAAATGGGGTTCACATTTTCTAGAGCTCTCAATGAAAGAGAGATCCAGATTATCTCTGCATTACTCTTGGGGCACAGAACAAAATAACGACTAAAGCTGTATTTTCAGCCTTTACATAATAAAAATTATGACCAAAACAATTAAAAAGATAATTATTTTAGTAATAAAATTATGATATAAAGTTGAAGGAACAGATAAGATTAAAGATACCAAACAATTTCTATTATTAGTTGAAAAATATCAACGAACAAAAGGATTGCTTTGGACAATTAAGAGAATCAAATTAATGAGACTCTTAGTTACTAAATCAATCTCGGGTACTCCCTTACGGAAGTACCCTGAGTTGATTGGTATCAATAAACTTACTGGTTTTCCTACGGCTATTCAATTTCTTGAACAGTATAGAGAAACCACTAGAGGAATATCTTTCATTCTTACACTTTTAACAGTGTCAAGAGCGATGGACCTTGTCCAGGATCCCGATTATTCTTCAATTACAAACCCATTTAAAGGTTTTAAGAGAAGCATAGTCGATCCCTTATTTATAAAGAGATTTGTGAAAGATTTTGAATTAACTCTTAATGAGCCAATTTTTGATACAACACATTTCTACTTTACAGGTAAAGCAGGGCCTCATGGACCAAATGCATTGATTACTGCTTTTCAAGGACTATTAACAATGACTGGTTCAATGTTGAACCAGTTGAATTGTGTTAGTCCTCAATTAGTTAAGTATATCGCTACTAATTTCTTCAATATCAAGAAAGGAATAAATCCCGATCTGAAATATGGAATGATTAATAGACGATTATCAATCGTAAATGATCCAGAAGCCAAAGCTAGAGTGATTGCAATATTTGATTATTGGTCACAAGTAGCTCTTGATCCTATGAGTAAGGATATGTTTAATCTTTTGAGAACAAAATTCTCACAAGATAGAACATTTACCCAAAATCCTAAGATTAAGGCTTTACCAGGAAATAAGTACTGGAGTCTTGATTTGACTGCTGCAACAGATCGTTTTCCTGTTGAACAACAGGAGCTATTAATACAAGAAATGTATAATAGTTCCCGTATATCATATGGATGGCGATCATTATTAACAGCAGAGCCCTTCTTGACTCCAGATGGACAAATACTTAAATATGCTGTTGGACAACCAATGGGAGCGAGAACATCGTGAACTATGTTCACTATTTCTCATCACATGATTGTACAATATGCAGCATATCTAAGTGATAATTATCCCACTAAGGATTATATTCTTTTAGGTGATGATATTGTTATAACTAACGATAAAATCGCTGAAAGATATATAGTCTTAATGGAACAATTAGGTCTGGAATTATCTCCTTTCAAAACTCATGTGTCTTTTACAACATATGAATTTGCAAAGAGATGGTTCCACAAAGGTGTGGAGGTTTCAGGTATACCTATAAATGGTATAGTGAAAACTATTTCTAAACCGATTGAGTTACTAAGTTATTTTATTAACTTATTTGACAAAATCAGTCCAGAAAACCCCATTTCTTCATTAGAAATGTGCCTCTCAATTCATAATGCTTTCAACTATGGACGTAATGTCCGTAGAGGAAAACACATGATTGAAAATCTTTATACAATGATCAGAGTCAGTTCTAAGAATTTTACATCTGAATTTAGAAAATTCCTATGTGAAGCTCTTAGAGATTCTGATTATCCAATTCCTGCAAGTGATACAGCAATGCTATTAGAAATTAATAGGGTTGCATCACTGGCAGTAGTTGGACTTCTTTTCGATAATTATCGAAAACTAATTCAATTTATTTCTCTTTTTAAAGAGAATAAAGGAAAATTAACTTCGTTAACTACTGAAGAAGCTGAGAGATTAACTCCACATCTGCCAATATTACATTCTTTGTTAAGTAATGTAACATCTACATATGTGAAGTTAAAGAAAGTTGATTTTCAGAAATACTCCCTTACGGAAGTAGCTGAAATCATTACATTAATTGATATTAAGTCCCTTATTTCTAAGGAACGAAAGTCAATTAAAATATTGGTTCAACTCTCAACTCTTGGTAATCGGATTTTCAATGAATTGAAATTCGATCCTACTCAAGAAACTAGCCGTACAAATTCAGTTAAAGTTGTTAAAGGTTACTTTGATTTAAAGAAATCTTTAACTGATTTAACTAAAGTTAAACAACCAGCTCCTTAAACATTATTTTATTACTAAAATAAACAGCATTAGAATTCATTCCTTTAAAATGGAATGAGGGGTCTAATGCGGTGGAAAACCTGAAAAGGTTTTCAGGCCTCACCACTTGAAAAGGTGGTGGGGGCCGTGCCTGTGAAG